AGTTGCTGATTTACTTGGACTAAAAGAACATCAAGTGAAAAGGGCTATTCGTGAGTGCTCAAAGTTTGGTTATGAACTACACCTCAAATCAGGACCAAAGAAAGGGTGTGAGCAAAGAGGTGGAAACATAAGAGGCATTAATCAATACACCACTTGACTTCCGCAGAGGAAGGTGTTATGATAAATACAACAACAGGTTAAGGAATGTAAAGTTTATTAACTTGTTAAGTGCCCCACCAGGACTAATGGGCACTATAAATCCGTCCTTCATATCTGCGGTGGAGGGTGCCGCAGAGCATAATTGTATCAGTTCGTCCCCCCGAACTTTTAACTAACTCTCTTAAAAAAAATGACTGCTACAATTTCACAACAACGACAATCAAATACTTGGGAACAATTTTGCAACTGGATTACAAGCACAGATAATCGTATCTATGTTGGGTGGTTTGGTGTATTGATGGTGCCTTGCCTGCTTGCTGCTACTACTTGCTTCATCATCGCATTCATCGGTGCTCCCCCTGTGGACATCGATGGCATCCGTGAACCCGTTGCTGGTTCCCTAATGTATGGAAACAACATCATCTCTGGTGCTGTTATTCCTTCGTCCAATGCTATTGGACTGCACTTTTACCCCATCTGGGAAGCTGCTTCTCTAGATGAGTGGCTCTACAACGGTGGTCCTTTCCAACTTGTAGTTTTCCACTTCCTCATCGGCATCTATGCTTATATGGGTCGTGAGTGGGAACTTTCTTACCGTCTTGGTATGCGTCCTTGGATCTGTGTTGCTTATTCTGCACCTGTTGCAGCAGCATCTGCAGTGTTCTTGGTGTATCCTTTTGGTCAGGGTTCTTTCTCTGATGCGATGCCTCTGGGTATCTCTGGTACGTTCAATTATATGCTTGTGTTCCAGGCAGAGCACAACATCCTGATGCACCCCTTCCATATGCTTGGAGTTGCTGGTGTCTTCGGTGGTTCTCTGTTCAGTGCTATGCACGGTTCTCTGGTTACTTCCTCGCTGGTTCGTGAAACCACTGAGAACGAGTCACAGAACTATGGTTACAAGTTCGGTCAAGAAGAAGAGACCTATAACATCGTTGCTGCTCACGGTTATTTCGGACGCCTTATTTTCCAATATGCTTCCTTTAATAACTCCCGTTCGCTGCACTTCTTCCTTGCTGCCTGGCCTGTTGTAGGTATCTGGTTCACCGCTCTTGGTGTTTCTACGATGGCTTTTAACCTCAACGGATTCAACTTCAACCAGTCGATCATTGACTCACAAGGTCGTGTTCTTAACACCTGGGCTGATGTACTTAACCGTGCTGGACTTGGTATGGAAGTGATGCATGAACGCAATGCTCACAATTTTCCGTTGGATCTCGCTGCTGCCGAATCAACTCCTGTTGCTCTGACTGCACCTTCTATCGGTTGAGTTACATAAAAACTGAATAACTGATATAATACGAGGGTGTAACAACCCTCTTTTTTTATGTCTCATAATAATCAACATCATCCTATGGAACCTTGGATTATCTGGGCAGGTATAGGTATGATGGTCTTTACAGTTCTTGTATTCGTCTTATTCACTCTCGGGCAAATCTATTGGGGATGAGCACAAACACTCATTGACTTCTTTGTTAAGGAATGTTAAGATAAATATGTAAAGTAATGTAAAGGAGGCTATGACTTCTTCTGTTTTACAGACACCCTCCCAATCGCAGCGTGGATGGTTTGATGTCCTTGACGATTGGTTGAAAAGGGATAGATTTGTGTTCGTAGGTTGGTCTGGCCTGCTTTTATTTCCAACAGCATACCTCGCACTTGGTGGGTGGTTGACTGGAACTACATTTGTTTCAGCGTGGTATACACACGGTTTAGCATCAAGTTATTTGGAAGGTTGTAATTTTTTGACCGCAGCGGTAAGTAGCCCTGCAGATTCTATGGGTCATTCTCTTCTTCTACTTTGGGGTCCTGAGGCTCAAGGGGATATCGTCAGGTGGTTCCAACTTGGGGGACTATGGACTTTTGTGGCGCTCCACGGGGCTTTCAGCCTGATTGGATTTATGCTTCGCCAGTTTGAGATTGCTCGTCTGGTAGGTATTCGTCCGTACAATGCTATTGCTTTCTCTGGTCCTATCGCTGTGTTCGTCAGCGTCTTCCTGATGTACCCCCTCGGTCAGAGCAGCTGGTTCTTCGCGCCCTCCTTCGGTGTGGCTGCAATCTTCAGGTTCCTGCTGTTTCTTCAGGGTTTCCACAACTGGACCCTAAACCCATTTCATATGATGGGTGTTGCTGGTATACTGGGTGGAGCACTGCTCTGTGCTATTCACGGAGCAACTGTAGAAAACACACTATTTGAAGATAGTGATCAAGCAAATACATTCAAGGCATTCGAACCAACACAAGAAGAAGAGACCTACTCGATGGTCACTGCTAATAGATTCTGGTCTCAGATTTTTGGTATTGCTTTCAGTAACAAGCGTTGGCTTCATTTCTTTATGTTGTTTGTGCCTGTTATGGGTCTCTGGACCTCCAGTATCGGTATTATTGGTCTTGCCCTTAACCTTCGTGCTTACGATTTTGTTTCTCAAGAAATTCGTGCAGCAGAGGATCCCGAATTTGAAACGTTCTATACAAAGAATATTCTATTGAATGAAGGTCTACGTGCATGGATGGCACCTGTAGACCAACCTCATGAACAGTTTATATTTCCAGAGGAAGTTCTCCCTCGTGGAAACGCACTCTAAAAATAAATATAAGGAGTTCTCTGAACTCCTTTTTTTATGCTCCTTATTCTTATACTATTCCAACTCTTTGGAATCCTAATGTTTATATTATCTGTTATGCAAGACTTATGATAACTTCTACGACACCATACAAACTCGCAGAAATCATTAGAGATACATGGCCAGGACTTTACAGACCGACAGCAAAGACTTATAATCAATCAAAAGAACCAGAAAAAAATGCATGATTATTGGGTGGTAACAGACAAAACCACAGGTAGAGTTATTGCTCATTGTGGAGAAGAGAATGATGCATTGATGTTAGTAAGATTCGATAAAGATAAAAGAACTTATAGAAAACAAAAGTTCATTATGGATCAGGTGATTACAGTAACATCAACAACAGATAAACAACTTCCTGGACAACAAGGTTTGCCTGCTGCAAAAGAAGAACTACCTCCTATTGAACTTCAACAACAAGTATGGTTGCCTGAAGGACAAGGAATTCCAGTTAACGCTAAATAACTTTCAGTTTTATAAACCTTATGAAATTTACAGTTTACTCAAAAGACGGATGCCCATATTGCACAAAAGTTCAACAGGTGCTAGAGTTAACCCAACTTCAGCACGTAGTTTACAAATTGAATACTGATTTTACTCGCGATGAGTTTTATGCTGAATTTGGGGAAGGTTCTACTTTTCCTCAAGTAATTGTAGATGACCAACACATTGGCGGATGCACCGATACTGTTCAATATCTAAAGGAGCAAAATCTAGTTTAATGGAAAACACCCTTCACGAAGTTTATAACGATGTTGAAAAAGCAATTGATTATGCTTTTAATGGACAATTTGTTTTGAAATTTTATGATTATCTAAAAGTTCGTGGAACAAAGAGAGTTGAGGTTGAACAGTTTATTGAAAGTGCTACTGCCAGTGAACTGAATAGTCTTGTAATGGATTTGGACGATTATCTTGAAGGTGGAAATGATGAGATTCATAAACAACTTCGTGAGGGTTATGGTCACATCCCAAAACCACAAGCAAGAAAAATAAGAAATTACCTTTATGGTATTCTTGAAGATGCCTGGAGATATAGTCATGACAAACGACCAGGAAGGCGGAAGAAGAAAACTAAATAAATCAGAACCCCAAATCAATCGGGGTGTTGAGTTATTACTTAGGAATAAACGGAGGAGAGAATCAAAACCAAAGACTTTTCAAGTGAAGTTTGGTAAGATGATTTCTCTCTTCCGTAGAGAGTTTCACTTCTTTATAGAATTTCACTTTGATGTTAGGAAAAAATAAACTCTCTGGAGAAAATAAATGGAAACAGCATACGTAGTAACATTTGTCACAATGTTCACCTTGCTCTTTTTTATGGTAGGAGGTATAATAGGTTGGTTAACTTATAGACATCTGCTGGAATCAAGACCTCCATATTTGCATCCAGAGTTCTTCGATGAAAATGGTCAGGTTATTCCTGATGAAATAGTATCTGTACGATTTGAAAACGATTACGATTATGACTACGACGAAGACGAAGAGGACAACGACTGAAAAACCGATTGAAACTCTTCCAACGAATCCTTTTGTATTCGAAATTCTAGAACTTGCATCAAAGCAAAGAAGCAATGCAAAGAAGGTAGAAGTTCTTAAGACATACGAACACGACTCTCTAAAAGCAGTTTTTATTTGGAACTTTGATGAGAGTGTAATTTCTCTCCTTCCTTCAGGTGAAGTTCCTTATGGAAACGCTGATGAACAATCAGTATATTCAGGAACTCTTTCTGAGAACTTGAAGAAAGAAGCATATGGTGGAGAACTGGCAACAGGTCAAGATCTTGATGGAAGAGGAAGAACATCTCTTCGCAAAGAATGGCAGAACCTTTATCATTATGTAAAAGGTGGTAATGATTCTCTTACATCTATTCGTAGAGAAATGATGTTTATTAACCTTTTACGAGGACTTCATCCAAAAGAAGCAGAAGTATTAATTCTTACAAAAGATAAGAACCTTACGGATAAATACAAAATATCTTTTGAAAATGTCAAAGAGGCATATCCCGATGTTCAATGGGGTGGTCGTTCATGACAGTAGCAGTAGGAGAAAAGAAAAAAATGGCAGACAATAAATCTAATATCAATAAAGTTCTGCCTCATGAGTATGGATGTGAGATTCTTTTTGAAAAAACTACTGTAGAAAAAGTAAAAGATTCTTCACTTCCTAACGATGCATATTTGATTTGGTATGTTGTGGATGGGGAAGAGTGTATTGATCTAACTCGTTGCCCCAAGCGAGTGAATCTTTTTGATATGTATTACGACAAGTATGGTCCAGGTGCTGTTCAAAAGATTGATTTTGGGTATGGTAGAACCAATCCAAAACTTTGGGGATATAAACAACCTGAGAAAAAGAAAAGAAAATGAGTGCAGGATTTGGTGGAGATCCAAACCAAGGAAGAGTTGGTAAGGATCTAAATATCCAAATTGATTTGGATAATATCGATAACGTTATTAAACAATATAAAAAGATTAAAAAATATCAAAAATCATCTCTGTATGCTATCAAAACAATGGACGGCACAGAAGATATTGTGAGTTCATTAATTAAAGAAGCAGAGGAGAATCCGTTGTAATGGGAAAGCATTACCTACTTAACTTGTATGGATGCTCGTTTGTCCTTTTGGATGACGAGCGTTGTCTTATAGACTTATTAGAGAACGCAGCAGTTGCTAGTGGTGCTACTGTGGTTCAGACTATTTCAAAAAAGTTTGAACCACAAGGAGTGACTGTAATTTGTTTGCTTTCTGAAAGTCATATTAGCATTCATACTTGGCCAGAGGAAGGTAAGGCAGCAGTGGATGTATATACCTGTGGAGATTGTAATCCAAAGATTGGATGTGATATGATTATCCATCAACTCTTTGCCACTAATCATACATTAAGTTATATTGAACGGTAACAAAAGTTACAAAAGTGCTTGACTACATAGTGAGAATAGGGGTATAATAATCCCCTAACGTTCATCCTATGTCTAAAGCACTTTTGCTTTTAGCATGGGTTCCTTTCCTCTTTGTTTCAACGCCACAAGTTAT